TTGGCAGCATTGATTGGAAAATTTACATATGATATTTACAAAAACAATAAAGCACAAAAAGAATTAGAACAATTACTTGAATCAGGAACTGAAGCAGCAATCAATGAAAGAATTGCTGTAGAAAAAAATACATTATCTCAATTATTAAATACAGATGCTAGAGGAAATGCAAAAAGAGGAATACAAAGACAAATAAAAGAACAAGAAAAATTAATTCAAAAACTTGAAGAAGAAGCAAAAATTAAAAATAGAATAGAAAAAGAAAATAAACAAATAGCTGACAGAGGTACAACCTATACTGTTATGGGTACTACATATGACTTTGCTGCAGAAGGTGGTAAGAGTCAAGGTGCAGTATCGGGTGCTGGTGTTTTAACAGCACCAAAGGATTTAACAAAAGAAGAAAAAGCTGCTGCAAATAAAATTGTAGAATTAAAAAGATCAATACAGTTAAAACAAACTGAAGATGATACTGACAGAAAAATATTAGAAAGAAAATTCGAATTAATTGATAGTTTAAGAGAAATTAATAAAATAAAAGATGATAAAACAAGAATAGAGGCATTATCTCTTGCCAATACAGATTTTGAACTAGATAAACAAGATATATTAAATGGTAAATTAAAGGAGCAAGTTAACATTGCAAAAGAATTAGGCGATACATTAGAAAGTAGTTTGGTTGAAAATATAAAAGGGGCTATAAATGGAACACAAAGTTTTGGTCAAGCCATGACAAATGTGCTAAATAATATTAAAAACAAATTAATGGATAGAGCATTAAGCAATTTATTTAGCGGTATTGGTGATGCTGTATTTGGTGATGGCGGTAAGAAAAAAGGTATTTTTGGTGGTTTTTTAGGTGGTATATTTGGCAAGAAAGCAAAAGGTGGACCTGTTCGTGCTGGTAAGTCTTATTTAGTTGGAGAGCGTGGTCCAGAATTATTTACACCAGCAAGTTCAGGAAACATTACAGCAAACAATAAAATGGGTGGAGGTAGTGTAAATATATCAGTAGCAGTTGATGCTTCTGGAAGTACTGTACAGGGTGATGGAGCAAGTGCTAATCAACTTGGAAACGAAATTGCTGCTGCAATTCAAAACGAACTTATAAAACAAAAACGAGCCGGAGGATTATTAGCATAATGGCGACTTTCCCCTCTATAACACCGACTTACGGAACCACACAAACAGTAGAACAAAAAAGCATCACTACAAAAATGGGTGATGGATATGAGTTCAGAACTGTTTTTGGTTTGCCAGCAAATAAAAGATTGCATGTTGTTAATTTAGAATTTGCTATATCGGAAACAGATGCGGACACAATAGACACTTTTTTAAATAGTAGGTTTGACGATCAAGCTTCTTTTGATTACACAATGACAGGCGAATCTTCAGCAAGAAAATTTAAATGTACCAGCAGAAGAAGGTCTATACCATATCTAAACAGAGTAAATATGAACCTTACATTTGAGGAGGTTGCAGAACCTTAATGGCAATACCAACCAGTGAACTTCAAAAAATAAATCCTTCAGCAATAATTGAGTTGTTTGAATTACAACTTATTGCTTCAATACATGGATCAGATCAACTTTATAGATGGCATAGTGGATCAAATCAAAATGGTAATGGAGAGATTATTTGGCAGGGTAATAATTATACAAGGTTTCCAGTTGAGGCAGAGGGTTTTGAGTTTACAGGAAAAGGGCAAATCCCAAGACCTACATTGACTGTAAGTAATGTTTTATCTACTCTTACGACTTTGATTGCATCTGTAAATGCTTTTACACCAGCAAACGATTTAAATGGAGCAAAACTTACCAGAATTAGAACAACAGCAGATAACCTTGATGCTGTTAACTTTGCACCTGTTACAACGACCTCTACAACAACAACAACAATTGCTGACCCAGCAGATGCTGAAACTGTAACCTACACAGTTACAGTAGTGCAAGATTCTAATGGTGATAATGTTTTTGCTTTGAATGGAGTGCAAAAACCAATAATAACAATGAAACGAGGTTCAACTTATATTTTTAATCAAGAAGATGCAAGCAATCAAAATCATCAACTTGCTTTTAAATCAGATAGTAGTGGTGCTTATACAACTGGAGTTTCAAACACGGGAACTTACGCTGGACAGGCAAATTATATTACAACTTTTCAGCCACGTTATCCAGATGCACCAAGCGATTTGAGATATTATTGTACAAGTCATGGGAATGGTATGGGCAATACGATTACTATGAATAATCCAAATACAACCACCACAACTTCAACCTCACAAACCACAACTCAAACGAATCCTTTTGGGACACCTAGCTCAAATAAATTTCCTGATGAAGTATTTTTTCTAGATAGAAAAGTTGTAGAAAATAGAGAAGTTGTACAGTATGAGTTAGTTTCTGCTCTTGACCTTGCAAATGTTCGTGTTCCAAAAAGACAAATTACCAGAAAAGATTTTGACGGAGTTGGTACATTTATTGACGCATGAGTTGGAAAGAAAAAGCTGCTAATCATGCCAAAGAATGTTTACCAAAGGAAAGTTGTGGCCTTTTGGCAATAGTAAAAGGCAAAGAAACTTATTTTCCTTGTAAAAATTTAGCTAATGACCAAATATCTTATTTTATTATTGATCCTGATGACTGGGCTAATGCAGAGGATAGTGGAGAACTTGTAGGACTAATACATTCTCACCCAAAGGGGTCTATATTCCCATCTGAGGCTGATAAGTCAGCTTGTGAATATCTTGGCTTGCCTTGGCATATTTATAGTCCACAAATGGAGGATTGGTATAGTTTCAAACCCTCTGGCTATAAAACATCTTCAATAATAGGTAAAACTTGGATATGGGGTGCTGCTGATTGTTGGACTATTGTTGTTGATTATTTTAAAGAAAAAGGTTTGATTGTTGGAGATATGATTAGGCCAAAAAGTCCTTATGAAATGCTTACAAATAATAAGTTTGTAAATGAAATACCATCTTGCAATTTTGTAGAAGTTGATGACGATATAAAAAAAGATGATTTGTTTTTGTTTAGTATGGGTAAAAATATTGGCTGCCATGTTGGTATTTATGTAGGAGATCAGATGGTTTTACATCACCAAGTAGGTAGACTAAGTTCAAAAGATTTATTGGATTCTCAAATGCAAAAATCAATCTATAAAAGGTATCGTCATGTTGAGAACAATTAAAGTCTATGGAAAACTTAGGCAAATATTAGGTCAGTCAACATTTGAAGCTGATTTAAATAATGTAGGACAGGCATTTAGTTTTTTACATAATAACTTTCCTGAATTACAAGAGCATTTGATAAGTCATAATTACAGAGTATGGACAGGAGATAAATTAGTTACTGAAGAAAAAATATTTATGTCAGGTGAAAATGATATAAGAATTATTCCTGTAGCAACTGGTTCTGGTTTTTTAGTTCCGTTTATTGCTCCTGTTTTTGGGGGTGCGATTTCTTCTGGATTAAGTGGTTTGGTTGGTGGTGGTATTTTAGGCTCTATTGTTGGTGCTGTTGGAACTTCTTTAATTATTGATGGTGTTACCTCAATGCTTGCTCCACAACCACCTACTATGAGTCCGTCTGGCATGGATGCTACAGACCCAGCTTCACTTGCTTCAAACTATTCATTTAGTGGAATTACAAATATAAGTAAAAGTGGTGTTCCGATTAATTTAATATATGGAGAGACTATAGTTGGATCGGTAACAGTTTCAAATGGTATTGACACAGTTCAAGTCAGAGGTGATGCATAATGGCTGGCATACAAGAATTTAGTCAAGATACTGTCTTTACTAATCCAGAACTACCTACCGATACACTTTCATCAAAGCAATTCAATACTCTTGTGGAAGTTGTAGGTGAGGGAGAAATAGAGGGATCAGCAACAGCCTCTAAAGCTGGTCTTACACAAGGAACAACTGCTTATAACAATGCTTTTAAAAAAGATATATTTTTAAATGGAACACAACTACTTCTTACTTCCGCAGATAATACATCACCAACGGAGGGTGAATTTAACTTTAAAGACGTAGGTTTTGAACCTAGATTTGGCACATCTAATCAAACTTTTATAAATGGAATTGCAAATATTGAAACAGAAACATCTGTTGGGGTTGCAGTAACTTTTGGAAATCCTATTACAAGAGCTGTTTCTAATAACTCTGTTAATGCAATAAGGGTAACAGTATCATTTAACAATATTCAAAAGGTAGAAGATAGTGGAGAGATAACTGGTGCTAGTGCAGGGGTAAAGATAGAAATAATACAAAACAATGGAACTACTACTACACCAATAGATGACACTGTTACAGGAAGGTCAACTAGTGCATACTTCAGAGATTATCTTATAAATTTGCCAGCAAATACAAGCTTTCCTATAAACGTAAGAGTATCCAGAACCACTGCTGATACTACAAGTCCAGAGTTCACAGCTTTTAGCTGGTCAAGTATGACAGAGGTAATATTTAAACAAAACGCTTATCCTGATACTGCACATTTAGCTCTAAGGTTTAGTGCAGAATCTTTCCCAAGAATCCCCAAAAGGTCATTTAGGCTAAGAGGAATTAAGACAAAAATTCCTCATAATGCAACTGTTGATATACAAACTGGTCGCATAACTTATGCTGGAACATTTAATGGAACATTTAAAACAGATAAAGAATGGCACTCAGATCCAGCTTGGGTGCTTTGGGATATTCTTACAAATACAAGATATGGTTTATCAGTTGCTGAGACTTCTTTGGATCAGTACACGTTTTACAATCAATCTGTTTATAACAATGAGTTAGTAGATGATGGAGAAGGCGGTCAGGAAGCCAGATTTGCAATAAATGTAAATATCACTCAGCAACATGAGGCTTTTAATTTAATAAATGATATTTGTTCAGTAATGAGGGTCATGCCATTTTATGCGGCTGGTTCTATATCAATATCTGGTGATCGACCATCTGATCCTGTTTATCAATTTACTCTTGCCAATGTAACGGAGGAGGGATTTACCTACAGTGGTTCTTCATTAAAAACTAGACATACTGTTATTAATGTTGGATATTTTGACCTTGAAACTAGGGCTATAGATTATGAAACTGTAGAAGATACCGCAGCCATAGCAAAGTATGGCACTGTAGTAAAAACTATTAAGAGTTTTGGTTGTACAAGTAGAGGTCAAGCCTCACGTATGGGAAAATGGTTTTTGTATAACGAACAAAAATCAGGCGAATCTTGCACATTTAAAATTACTGCTGAATCTGGGACTTTAGTAAGATGCGGTCAAATTATTTCTATTAGTGATCCTGTAAAAGCTGGATTGAGAAGGGGTGGAAAAATTAAATCTGCAACAACAACCTCAGTAGTGGCTGATGATTCAACAAATACAGACTTAGATAGCACCAATAATGCGACATTAACTGTAATTATGCCTGATGGATCATTAAGCACTAAAACTATTTCAAGTATTTCAGGAACAACAATTAATGTAAGTTCAGCTTTTTTAAATTCTAGCAATCAAGCAGAAGCCCCTAACGCAAATTCTGTTTTTGTAATTCAAAACGATACTTTAGAAAATACAACTTGGAGAGTTATTACAGTTAAAGAAAACCCAGATTTAACTTTTGATGTTACAGCTTTATCACACGATTCTGCTAAATATGCTTTTGTTGAAGATGGTGTTGCACTGCCAACAAGAACAACAACTGTTCTTACAGACTTAAAGCCAGCACCAAGTAATTTGGAAGCCGAAGAAAAAATTGTTGTTATTGATAACAAGGCAGTAAGTAAAATATTCTTAAACTGGCAACCTGTTCTAGGTGTTAATAAATATCAAGTTCAATATAGATTTAATAATGGTAATTTTATTTCTCAAAATGTTATTAGTAACACTTTTGACATAGAAAATAGTCAAAAAGGTACTTATGAAATTAGGGTTTTCAGTTTTAATGCCATTGATAAACCCAGTGCAGAGCCAGCTATTCTTACTGTCAATGCTTTAGGAAAAACAGCACTTCCTGACAATCCTACAAATGTAAGAATTGAGCCTATTCAAAACACTGATCTTGTAAGGGTTAGATTCGATCAATCTACCTCTCTTGACGTGCTTCATGGGGGGTTTGTAGAGATCAGGCACTCTTTATTAACAGACGGAACTGGGACATTTTTCACTGCTCAAGAACTTGATAAGGTGGCTGGCAACTCTACTTCTGCAACATTACCAAAATTAGACGGAGAATATATTTTAAAATTTGTTGATGATACTGGAAATAGAAGTGCTGGTGAAGGTTCTGCAATAATAGCTTTACCAGAAGATCAAACATTTTTATCTGCTCTTACCAGAAGAGAAGATCTAGATAATCCAAAATTTCAAGGAACAAAAACTAATACAGAGCTTGATAGCACAAATACTTTTTTACAGTTACAAGATTTAGGTTTTGATTCAATTATAAACTTTAATACCTTAGATGGGACAGCAACTTTAGATGAAGTTTTAACTATTGCTTCATCTGGTACTTATGATTTTGGTGGGGCTGCTGGTACTACATTCTTGGATTTAGGAGGTGTTTTTAATGTCAACTTTAAACGTCATTTAAAATCAAATGGTTTCTTGCCTAATGATAATTTTGATGCAATTCAAGATTTAGATTTAAGACAGAATTTTGATGGTATTGATATTGCAAATGTTTCTTCAGATGTTTTAGTTGCTATTACTCAAGATGATCCTAGCTCTGGATCACCAACATATACAGCTTTTCAAACTTTTACCAACTCAAATTTTAAAGGGCGTGGATTTAAATTTAGATGTTCTATGGCATCAACAGACCCTTCAGCAAGTATAAAGGTTACAGAGCTTGGATATACAGCATCATTTACAAGAAGAACAGAACAAAGCCCAGCAGTCATAACATCAAGCGGTGCGACTGATGTAACATTTCAAGCTCCATTTTTCACAGGGGCTGCTGGTTTAGGAGGAACTAATAGTGCATTACCTAGTGTTGCAATTACAAGTCAGAATATGCAAAGCGGTGATTTCTTTGAATTAACAAATATAACAGGCACTGGATTTAGGATTACTTTTAAGAATGGTTCTAGTACAGTAAATAGGAATTTCACATATCAGGCTGTCGGTTTTGCTAAAGGAGGGTAGAATAGGCACAAAGCTTTTAAATTATGGCACAAGTAGCAGATTATACGATTGCTAACGATAGCGGAGCAAATGTAAGAGCCGATCTTAATAATGTCTTTGCTGCTATACAGAGTTTAAATAGTGGCTCATCTGACCCAGCACATTCAGCCACAGTTGCAAATATGCTGGTTGTTAATACAACTACAAACCTTTTAAAAATAGTAAACGCCAGTAATAATGGGTTTATAACTATTGGTAATGTAACCCAAGCAAATTTAGGTTTAGTTGTAGCAGCTACACCTACTATGACAGGTGATGTTACGATGTCATCCACTGGGTTTTTACTTGTTCCTAAAGGTAATAATGCACAGCAGCCCGGCCAATCAGGTGCGCCAACCCCTGCTGCTGGACAGTTTAGATATAATACCGATACAAACCAATTTGAAGGTTATACAAGTTCTTGGGGTGCTATTGGTGGAGGCGGTGGGGCTACTGGTGGTGGAACCGAGGCTATATTCCACGAAAATGAGAATCAGATGGATCAAGACTATACAATCGGTGATGGCACGGCTAATATAAATGCAGGAGTTTTTGGGCCACTAACAATTAATGCGACTTTAACAATTCCATCAACTTCTGTTTTATCTATCGTTTAATTATGGCTTTTATACTTGACGGAACAACAGGAATAGCAACAGTTGACGGAAGTGTATCCGCACCAAGCCAACGTGGGCAGGATAATAATAGCGGCATATCTTACGGAACAGATAGTATAAAATTTTCAACCAATGGTGTTGAAAGAATGGCTATTTCAAATAGTGGTGTTACTGGCACTGGAATTGGCGGTGCTATGAAACAGCTTAAATCAGTGACAAAAACTGATACTACTAGCACAACAAGCACATCTTATGTTGATATATCTGGAATGTCAGTTACCTTAACGCCAGAAGCTGGTACTAAATGTTATGTAACCTATCATTTAGTTTTAGGTATGGGTGCAGGCTGGATGGCAGGGGTACAACTTTTGAGAGATAGTACAGCTATAGGCAATGGAGATCAGTATAATGCAAACAATTTTTATGCTTCTAGAGGTGGCTTTTTAACAGATCAGTATGCTTATATACATGGTGGTAATTTAGATTATGGATTTTTAGATACTCATGGTGCTGATGGCAGTACAGCAGTAACTTATAAATTACAATGGATTTCTTCATATCCACAACAACCTACTATTTACTTAAATAGGTCAGGTGCAGGAAGCGGTAACTATACATATGAACCTAATTATTTTGCATCTACTATAACAGTAATGGAGGTCGCTGCATAATGTTAGACCATGAAGCGATACGCAAAGCATACCCAGATGCTGTAACGATTGATGATGCTACAGGTGCATTTAAACAAGATGGTACTCCTATTAGTTTGGTTCAGTCTGCTATAGACAGTGCAAGAGCTACACTAGATGCTGAAGCTGCTGCGATAGCTTATCAATCTATCAGACAACCTTTATATCCAAGCTTGGGAGACTTTGCAGACGCTATGTACTGGAATAGTAAGGGAGATTCGACTAAACTAGAAGCATATTATACTGCTTGTGAAAAGGTAAAAACTGACAACCCTAAACCTAGTTAATTATGGCAAGTATAAAACTAAAACACGCATCAGGTAACAGCACTATTTTAAATAGTCCAGCAGCTAACCCTACCAATGATGTAACTCTTAAATTACCCTCTACAACTGGGTCGGCTGGTCAAGTGTTGACTGTAGCAAGTGCAAACCATAGTTCAACAAATGCAGAGCTTGAATTTGCTGCTGCATCAGGGGGTGGTATCACACACGCTATCACATATAGATTAAATGCAGACGTTACAAATGGTAGTGGAGGAGTAAACCCAGTTTTACCTTGGGAATTTTCAGACAACGCATTTATTGGAAAACTTGAAGATTCAAATACTTGGAGTTTACCCTCTAGTGGTATTTTTAGTTTTCCTGTGACAGGTATTTATTCTATAAGTGTGGACATAATGATGAGTCAGGTCAATGACAGTAACGCATGGTGCGGTATTGAACTTCAAGTAACTACAAATAATGGTACTAGTTATGGAGGGGCAGCTAAAATTTATAATCAAATCGTACAACACAGTTCCAGTTCTACTCAGTACACAACTGCACATACACAGGCTATAGTTGATGTTACAGATATTTCGCAGACTAAATACAAAATCTCCTTCTTTGCAGATAACGATGAAAGTGTTAAGTTAATTGGAGATTCAGATGATAACAGAACTTCAATAAAAGTAATTCGTTTAGGGGATACCTAATTATGTCGAAGATTAAAGTCAACAGTTTAGAAGGGGTCGGCGCAAGTACACCAGCAATTAGTATTGATAATACTTCTGGAACGTGTACTGCCAATATTACTAATAACCTAAGTAATAAAAATTTGGTGGTCAACGGAGCATGTCTTATAGCCCAACGTGGTACATCAAATACCGCAGGGGGTGCTGGATATTTTACAGTTGATAGATTCTACTATTACAATCAAGGTATAGATAATGATGTTACAAAAGCACAAGCTGATGTTGCAAGTGGCACTACACCTTACAGTTTAGGTTTTAGAAAATCTTTTAAACTTACAAATGGAGATCAATCAGGTGGTGTAGGGTCAAATGATATGATTGTATTCGATTACAAACTTGAAGCACAGGATCTTGCAAATAGTGGCTGGAACTACACATCTAGCTCAAGCTTTATAACATTGTCTTTTTGGGTAAAATCAAGTGTTCCACAAAATTTTTATGTAAGATTAAAAACTAGTGATGGTACTGCTCAAAATTATACTTTTGAGACAGGTTCTTTAACTACCGATACATGGACAAAAATTACAAAAACAATTTCAGGAAATTCTAATTTACAATTTGATAATAATAATGGTGAAGGGCTAGATATTGAATGGTCTTTATTTAGAGGTACAGATTCAACAGGCTCAATGAGTTTAAATACATGGGCTGCTGACAATACCTCAATCAGAACACCAGATCAAACTTCAACATGGTACACAACAAATAATGCAACATTTGAAATTACAGGAGTACAATTTGAAGTAGGCAGCGTGGCAACAGATTTTGAGCATAGGTCATTCGGTCAGGAGCTTGCTTTATGTCAAAGATATTTTTATATGCACACTGATGGAAGTATTGATGGTGCTTCAAATACTACTTCTGTAAGTGATAATATGACTGTTCATTCAAGCACATTAGCATTTGGAACAATTACACCGCCTGTAACCATGAGATCAAAGCCATCTTTATATTCAGTGCAAACTTCTGGTTATTTTAAGTATTACAATCCAAATGGTAACCAAACTAATATTTCAAATCTCGCACTTGATTCAGTTACTACTAGAACATCTATAGTCTTTTATATTGATGGTTCTTTTACTGCTGGTCAAGCTATACTACTTAGAGCTTTTGATGCAAATGCAAAACTAGGTTTTAATGCGGAGCTTTAATTATGGCATTTCCTATAAATCCAATTTACAAACTTTATAACAGCCCTCTTACAGGAAATTTAGATGGTGTAAGAAAACAAACAGGTGATATAACACTGTGCATACCAATAGATGAGGCAAACAGCGACTATCAAGCGTACCTTGAGTGGGTAGCAGAGGGAAACACACCCGAAGCTGCTGATTAATTAACCTTTTCATGCATTTGCCTTGTCATAAGACCCATAGTGACGTAGAGAGGGGATAGGGCTACAATAAGCAGTAATACAAGCACACTTGAAAATGCTAGTGCTTTTAAAATCGCAAATTTAATCATGTTTAATCGTATCTGCCAAGTAGCTTCATTATTATCGTTATTGTTATCTGGGTCAATGGCTGCCTTTGGTTTCGTAGCAATACGCTATATGCAGAGTCCAGAGTTTGAAAGAGACTTAAAAAATAAATTAATGGGTGATTTAAGAGAGAAAATGATAAAAGAAATACCAATTCAAATGCCTAAAGAAACTTTCCCTGCAATGCCACTTTGATGGGAATACCAGACTTAAATATTCCAGATATACAAATACAACCAATATTTGATTTTACAAAACCTGTAGATATAATCCCACTTACAATTAATGTACCAGCTTGTACATATCAACATAGAGATATAAAAAATACTGGCAATAGAAATCTTTTACTTGATGACCCTAATGGTGTTTTTTCAGTTTGTGATGCACCATTTCCTAGTTTCAATCCAATGAATTATCAACCAAACAGTTTGATAATGTCAGAAGATACGCCAATAACATCTAACGACCCTGAAATTCCTGAACCAAAACCACCTGTTACACAAAAGCCTGTTGCGAAAGAAACAGAG